AGAACAAATGTATTCTGACTTCAAAGAGTATGGTTGGAATGTAGAAAAGTATTGTCATAGATTGTATAGTGGGTATTCAAATGTTACTGACAAGAGAGTTTTGATATCGACATGGCAAAGTTTATTTCGATTGCCTAAGGCCTATTTCGACCAGTTCGGTGTTGTGTTTGGTGATGAGGCACATCTGTTTAAATCAAAATCATTGACTGAGATTATGTCTAAACTGACAGACTGCAAATATCGAATCGGGCTGACAGGAACACTTGATGGTGCTCAGACACATAAACTTGTGTTAGAGGGTTTGTTTGGGGCTGTCAACAAAGTTACATCAACAAAGAAACTAATGGACAAACAACAACTATCACAACTAACTGTTCGTTGTTTGATTCTAAAACATACACCAGAGAACTGTCAAATGGTTGCAAAAGGAAAGTATCAGGATGAGATTGACTATCTAGTAAGTAGTCGGTCAAGGCAAAACTTCATTCGTAATCTTGCATTGAAACTAGAGGGCAACACTCTTGTATTGTTTCAACTTGTAGAGAAACATGGCAAACATCTACATCAAATCATTAAAGACAAGGCATCCGATGGCAGAAAAGTCTTTTATATTTTTGGTGGCGTAGAGGCTGATGAAAGAGAAACAATTCGAGGTATCGTAGAGAAAGAAAAAGATGCCATCATTGTTGCAAGTTATGGCACATTCTCTACTGGTGTCAATATTAAGAATCTACATAATATCATCTTTGCAAGTCCATCTAAGAGTAGAGTGAGAAATCTACAATCGATTGGTCGTGGTCTAAGACTTGGCGAGAACAAAGTTGATGCCACATTATATGATATTGCAGACGATATGACTTGGAAGTCAAAAGAAAACTTTACTCTTAAACACTTTCAGGAGAGAATAAACATCTACACAGAAGAAGAATTTGATTACGAAATGCACAGCATAGACTTAAAGGACTGATAAATATAAGTATGCAAACAATAAATGAACCGAATCACCCGACTGATTACAGGCTAGTAAAGTTGATGGATGGAAGTCTATTGATGGGAACTATATCTGTTGATAATAATCATATGCGAATTGTAAACCCATTAGAACTGGTTACTACGCCTCGTATGACAGAGTTTGGGTTAAAGGAAGATACAACATTATCGAGATGGATACCTTTCACACAAGACAAAGAATTTGTTATCACAAAAGATAAAATTATGGTTATATCACTTGCAACTGTTGAGTTGGCACATTACTATGAAGTTGTGCTACAAAAGATTGCAGCTACTGATGAAAAACTTGCATTACGACCAACGCTTACAGCAGAAGATATAGATAGAATATTAGATATCGCAGAAGAACTTGATTCAGAATTTGCAACGCAAGATGATGAAGAATTTGAATTACTAGAGAAAGGTACAACATTACACTAAGGTAGCTCTTAGCTTTATGGTCTCTCACCGCATCTACATATGCGATTATACACTCATTTTAAACCCGTGTCAAGCACTTATTCCAAATAATTACTAGCTTGACTTTTCAGATTAGGTATAGTATAATAAGACACATGAATAAAACAACTAATAGAAACATCAAAAAAGAAGCTCAATTAAAACATATAAAAGAGAAACTTCATGCATTGAAGAATCGCAAATCAAAAAAGAAAAATAATTTAGTGAAAACTTTGAAGAATCTTATGAAGCGTAATGACCGAAAAGGACTATAATATGGCAGAAGAAGAAAAACTAAAACCAAAACAAAAACCTCATTATGTAGATAATAAGAAGTTTTTGGCAGCAATGACAGAGTATCGTGCATTAAGAATTAAGGCCGAAGAAGAAGGCAAACCACGACCTACTGTTAGTAATTACATAGGCGAATGTTATCTAAAGATTGCAAATCACCTATCGTATCGACCTAATTTCATCAACTATACATATCGAGATGATATGATTTCTGATGGCATAGAGAATTGTCTACAGTATATGGACAACTTCGACCCCGAAAAGAGTAACAACCCATTCGCATATTTTACACAGATTATATATTATGCGTTCATTCGTAGAATTCAAAAAGAAAAGAAACAGCAAGAAGTCAAACAAAAGATGATTGCTAACTACGGCATTGAACAAATGATGGACTCACTCGATGGCGATGATACACAATATCAAAGTCAGATGTTAGATTTTTTAAGAAGGAACAGCAGAGAAGAAACAGAAGCAGACAAGAAAAAAGAAGTTAAATAATATATTATGAAAATAGCCTTATTGAATGACACCCACTTCGGTGCAAGAAACGATAGTCTTATTTTTGATGATTTCTTTCATAAGTTTTATGACGAGATATTCTTTCCTTATCTAAAAGAAAATAATATCAAAACACTCATTCACTTGGGTGATGTCGTAGACAGAAGGAAGTTTATCAACTTTAGGATTGCTCATAACTTTAGAAATAAGTTTATGCAAAGATTATGGGATGAAAAGATAGACACCCATATGATTATTGGTAATCATGACATCTATTATCGAAACACAAACAAAGTAAATGCCCTAAAGGAGTTATGTACAACTGCTGACGGCATCAATGAGCCTTGGATATATGAAGAAGGAAAAGTAGTAGACTTTGATGGTACAAAAATATTGATGATGCCTTGGATTAATCCAGAGAATGAGGCAGACTCAATTGAATTATTAAAGACTGCCGAGGCAGATGTATGTATGGGCCATTTTGATTTGAATGGTTTCAGTATGAATGATGCCATGACACAAACACACGGACACGATAAGAGTATTGTAAGTCGTTTTGAGAAAACTTATAGTGGCCACTTTCATCACAAGAATGATGATGGCCAAGTATTCTATTTAGGCAATCAGTATGAGATAACATGGTCAGATTATAATAATCAAAAAGGATTTCATGTGTTCGATACTGAAACGAGAGATGTTGAGTTTGTGCCTAATCCATTTACTATGTTTATCAAACTACACTATGATGATGTACTAACAAATTATGATAAGTTTGATATTACAGAATACAATCAAAAGTATGTCAAGTTAGTTGTTGTCAATAAAAAAGATAATGAAATGTTTGACAGATTGCTTGAAAGGTTATATAATGATGTGTCTGTACACGAACTAAAAATACTTGAAGATTATTCTGACCTATCACACACAAATGTAAGTGATGATGTTGTTGAAGGCTCAGAAGATACAATGAATTTAGTGAACAACTATGTTGACCAATTAAATGTTGACTTAGATAAAGACAGATTGAAAGTGATGATTAAAGAAATGTATATTGAAGCACAAGATGCCACCTGATGTAATAGAGTTGCCAATACATACATTTATGGGTGCTAGTATTATGCCTAGTGAATTAATGGATAGAATAGGCACATATTGGGATGAAAATAAAGACAATGCTCATAAAGGGTTGTCTGGTGATATGTATACTAAAGAGTCTATGGACTTAGATATTGCAGTAGATGATTTTTCTGAGCCTTGGGGTGATTATCGAAAAGAATTACAAATATGTTTAGATAGTTATTTTGAAAAGTATCCAGAAGCAGATACAATGCAACAGGCTTTTAATATACACGAGAATTACAATCTACAATGGTATGCAAAAGGTGGAGGCTTTAAATCTTGGCATCACGAAAATGCTGGTAATCTTTTACACATTCATAGACATTTGGTTTTTATGACTTATGTTGATGATGTACCAGATGCAGGCACATGTTTTAAATACCAAGAGATGATAACTCCATCTCAAAAAGGATTGACTTTGATTTGGCCTGCTGGTTTTACCCATGTTCACAAAGGTCAAATTACAGAGAAACATGAGAAACGAATTGTTACAGGGTGGTATAGTTATGATGAGATGTTTAAAACATCCTATGAAATATTTAATAAAACTAAGGACAAGATTGCGTGATAGTATTTAAAAAAGTAAGATATAAAAACTTTTTATCAACAGGGCAACAATTTATAGAGATTAATTTAGATGAGGCACCTACAACACTAGTTGTTGGTAATAATGGTGCTGGCAAATCTACAATGTTAGATGCCTTGTGTTTTGGGTTGTTTGCAAAACCATTTCGTGCTGTAAAGAAAGACCAACTAGTAAACACAATCAATGAAAAAGAATGTGTTGTTGAAGTTGAGTTTCAAATAGGTAAAAAAGAATATAAGATTATTCGTGGCATAAAACCAAATGTATTTGAAATTTGGTGTAACGGTGATATGTTAAATCAAGATGCGGCTGTTAGAGATTATCAAAAACACTTAGAACAACATATACTCAAACTAAACTTTAGGTCGTTCACACAAGTTGTGATATTGGGCAACGCTTCGTTTGTTCCTTTTATGCAACTTCGTGCCAGACACAGACGAGAAGTTGTAGAAGAAATACTTGACATTGAAATCTTTTCTAAACTAAATCTAATGTTTAGAGAAAAGGCAAAGTCGCAAGATGAATTGATTAAACAGGCCGACTTTGATTTTCAATTACTTG